GCCTTCAGAATCTATCTTTGCAAAAGCTGTGGATTCTAGAGCAGGGATTCAATACAAGAATCTACATGAAAACCAATGCAGTGAAGGGGAGCTTTCTTCTGTTAAATACGCTGGAGAACTTTTAAGAGTAAAGAAGTTTTTTCATGAAGATCAACCTGGAATGAGCCTTTCAGCAATCGTATCAAAAGCAAGAATGCACTGCTTAGCTCATGGCATTGATATAATTTATGTAGACTACCTCACCCTATTGAAGTCTGATAATAAACAGATCAACAAGCACTTACAGGTAGACGAGCTCTCAAAAGGTTTACAGTACCTGGCCAGAGAACTAGAGATACCTATAGTTTGCTTAGCTCAGCTAAATAGATCAGTAGATAGCAGAACATGCAAGAGGCCAAACAAGTCCGACTTCAGAGAATCTGGAAGCATAGAGGAAGACGCTGACACAGTAATTTTGCTCTATCGACCTGGATATTATGACAAGAATGAAAAGCCCAACGTGATGGAAGTCATAGTTGATAAGAATAGAATAAGGGACGACTTAGGAACTGTAAAGCTAGTGCTTAGAGAAGGAAGATTGCAGGAACAAAAACCGATAAACATTGAGGGACTTTATGACACCTAAAGAATTAGCAAAAAAAACAATTGAATTGATGGATTTAATAGAAAAAGATTTATATAAGTTTATAACTGGTAACGCCATGGCAGGGCGTAGGGCTAGAGTTAAGCTTATCGAGCTTGAAAAAGTAGGTAAGGAGTTTAGGAAAAAATCCACAAAGGAATAAGAATGGAAATAAAAAACTTTAGAGCCGTAGATCATAAGACGGTGAAGGCAAACTTCAATATTTATATCAAAGCACTAGGTGGACTACACCTAAACAAAATGGTGTTAATGGAAACCGCTAAAGGAACTTTCGTTAGTGCTCCTTCTCAAAAGTATGAAAAGGATGGGGAGACAAAGTATTTCCCATATTGGGGCTTTGATAAAGAAGAGAACAAGAGATTTCAAGAGAAAGTGCTAGAACTATTAAAACCATTCTTAGCTGCTACTCCTGAATCTCAACCAGAGCCTACTTCTTATGACAGCGACCTACCATTCTGAAAAAAATAAGACGATAGCGGAAGTCCTGGAAGATTACAAAAATGGACTTTCGTTTTTAGAAGATTTAGAAATGAAAATAAAGGGATACCATGCACCAAGATATAGCCCATTATTACCTAGTATCGTACACGGAAAGAGCCGTTCCATTAGAAAAGAAAATGATCTTTCGCACGTTTAAAGAGATTGAAACCCTCATTCAAAGAATACACTGTAAGGTTTCAGTGGAAAGAGTAGATTGCGCTGACTTTAATCAGCCAAGCAAGCCCTTTGAAGAGTGGAGAAGAAAAGCAAGTAAAGAAGTAGACCCAGAAAATCATGATGGGCTTACTAACGAACAATGCTTCTCAGAGCCTCACAATGAGCCTGTATTAAGACAACCTCCCTTGGGAAGGGAAATGAGCCAAGTAGAAAAGATAAACGCCTTAGAAGGGCTTAAAACAAGCTGAGCAGCCGAATGAAAATAGGCAAGGTAATAGCTAAAGATTCACTCAAGCGCATTAGGGAATTTATGATTGATGAATTTGGACAAGAAAATATTAGCCTTACCTTACTTGAATACTCTTCTTTTGATGAAGCAAAACCAAAGGATTTCATTGAAACAATGGAGCACTTTGCTAAAAGGTATGGAGTGATAATTAAGTTTAAATGAACCCAAGCGAAGATATGTTATTTATGCAGCCAAACAACAACTTTATCAAATATTGCCGTGTCTTGCCCTGGCAAGAGGTGACTGAAGACGATGAAAAAAAAGATGTTGCATTGATTGTAATAGATTCAAATATAGGATATACAGTTTTCCGTGATGGCTCATACATAGAGCTTATTGACTGGTTTCCAGAGTTAGAGGATGCCATTGAATGCGCTGTGGAAAGGCTACATTATGAACACTCAAAACATGAACTACAACAACAAGAGGGAAGCGATGGAACAGTTTAAATTTTCAAGTATCAAAGAAAAGAAAGATGAAAAGCTAGCAGTCTTTAAAAGTGCCGCAAGAATGGGACTCACTGAGATAAATATCACACTATCCACACAAGTAGAAGATGAATGCGAAGAGTTTCCAACTATGCTAGAAGGATTAAAAAAACAAGCTGCTGCTGATTTTAAACGCTCACTTCCTTCTTTTTAATGACGAAATACAACGCTATTCCCGTATTCATAGACGGCATTAGATTCCCCAGTAAGTTAGAGGGTCGGTATTATCAGACGCTTAAGCTCAGGCTTTTAGCTAATGATATTAAATACTTTCTTACTCAAGTACCCTTTAGGCTTCCTGGCGGTATAAAATACGTTTGTGACTTCATGATTGTTGAAAATGATAACTCTATTAGATACGTAGACACTAAGGGAGTTGAAACTGCTACTTTTAAATTGAAAAAGAAGCAGGTTGAAGCTCTTTACCCTGTAAAAATAGAGATAGTCAAGAGATGAAACCAAAGAAAGAGAAAGTAAAGAAAGCTATGGCTAAGGGTAAGCATGGCCTACCCCGCCAAGGCTTCAATAAAGGTAAATCTCCGACAAACAAAGATTTTACGATCATTTCCACCAGTGGCAAAGCCGATGCTAAGATACGGTAGTATCTGCATACTCTAAAAGTACAGGATTTAAACCTATCTTTTCAATAAATTGCTTGTCTCTATCCGATAGATGTTTCTTGCCTAACCAGTGCGCTATCGTCTCCGCCAACTCATTAGCTGGCTTAAACTCCTGACGACCGTAGTTTCTTACTTCTATAAGCTTAACTTTGACCACTGTCTTACTCCTTTCTGCTTTCTTTGTTCTCTCTGATAATGTCATAAAACATTTCGTAAAGCTTGTCGCATCGAGCTTCATGCCTTTCTGATGAAGTCTTAATTTCCTGCCTCAAGCTATTGAAGCTAGTAGCAAAGTAACCAAGAACCCCAGTTAAATACGTGATTACTACCGCATTATCTTTAATTAATTGTGACCAATCCATCGCCTTTACTCCTATTCAAATATTAATAATGCACTATAACTGACCCTTCCCTCTTCGTCGGAGGTAGTATTATATTTGATATCTATAAGCTTTCTATTGCAACCTCGTTCCGCTAAAACTTTATTCACCATCTTTTGAACTTCAGTTTCAAAAAACATTTCTCCATATTGGTGTACGTGCTTAATTATCATGGCTAGCCCCTGCATTTGTTTTTATACTCGATTTCATACTCGATTTCATAAGTTATAAACTCTTCAAGTGTGTTAATTGCTTCTTCCTCTGTCATTTCTAAGCGACCAATCGCTTGATTGATATCTCTCTCAAGATTAGTGTCTACAATGTCCTCGAGAAACTTTTCGGCTTGTTCTATCAACTGTTCTTTACTAAGCATTTTATTACTCCTTTACATAGTTTACTAGCAGCAACTTAAAAAGCTACTGCTGTGAATATTGTCTAACATTTAGCTAGCTGTTTTGGCTTAAAATGCTTGGATTATAAAGCCGTCTGTACCGCTTAGTTCGATTACTTGCGTGTGTTCTCTTAGCGTCTCAAGGTCGGGATATTCTTCTTTGTCGTATTCCCCTTGAAACTCTTTAAGGTTCTCATACTCTGCATAATCACAGCATAAGGCGATAGGGTCTAGCTCTAACTCGATTCCCATTTCCTCCTCCATTTCTTCAATGTATTCAAACAACGCTAGCTTGCCGTCATAGCTAAAGTTTTCCCTGTCTCCAAAACTATCTATAAAATCGTGACGTGTAACTGTATTTTTCATTTTATTGCTCCGTTAAAATTGCTCCGTTAATCTACAGTCTTTCCCTTGCTTTCAGCCCTTTTTACCTCTGTAGAATACTACAGGCTTTGACCTTTTCGAAACGTTTGATTGTTCCTAGCTTAGGCTTATAAGGGTAAGTTATACCTATAAGCATAAAGAAAAACAAGGCTTATCTACACTTCCACAAAATAAAATAATCCCTTAGAGTTAAACTAAATTTAAATTAGTACTTAAAGAGGGTGATATGCCTGAGAAAAAAAAGCCTTTAACTAAAGCCAAAGCTAGGAAGGCAGTTAAGAAGGTGAAAGCTACTGGCACAGCAAAAAAGATTTCCACAGCTAGACCGCTCAAGCCTGGAGAGGGCAACCAGAACGCAAGGAAGTGGGACAATGAGAAGCTTGAAGACTTAGCAAAGAGAATGCTTGAGAGTGTCGAAAAGGCAGATTGTTGGAGCCTATGCCAAGTGGCTAACGAGGTTGATATCCTCCCCAATTACCTGCTTGAACTCGCTAAAAGCTATGATGCTGTTTCTGGGGCATATGCGAAAGTTAAAGGAATCCTAAGCGCAAGGTACTCCTCTTTAGCTGCTTCGGGTGGAGGGCATGGAGTCTTTGTTATGAAGATGATTCCCTATTACAACAAACAATTCTATGACTTCGATCTTGCCTTGCTTGAAGCTCAAGAAGACACTAAAGCAAACGTTCGCATTAGAGAAAAGAGAGCGTTAGCCGAAAAGGTTGATGATGGTAACGGTAACGTGCTTGACGAGTTTGACGAGTTCTTACAGTGGAAAGCTGCAAAGAAAGCTAGGAGCTTATGACTTCGACCCTATCAGACAAGCAAGAACGTGCTTACTTAGAGAGTACAGCTAGGCAAAACCTTTTCCATGGCTCTGTTAGATCAGGGAAGACCTTCTCAAGCATCCTGCGCTTTGCTAAAGACTTAAGACACGCACCCCCTGGAGACTTCTTAATATCTGGAGTTACAAGGGAGACGATTCAAAGAAACCTTGGTGCTGACTTCAAACGCATCACTGGCTTTGAGCTTCCCCCTGTGCATAGTAATTACTTTAAGATATGGGGTAGAGCTGTTCACATCCTTGGAGCTTCAGACTTACAGGCAGAGCGCAAGATACAAGGCTCGACGCTAGCAGGTGCTTACGTTGATGAAGCTGCTTTACTGCCTCATAGCTTTTACAAGATGCTCCTATCTCGACTCAGTGTAACAGGTGCTAAGCTCATTGCTACGATGAACCCACAAGGTCCATATCACTGGATGAAAGAGAGTTACATAGATAGAGAGGACGAGCTTGACATGAAGGTCTTTCACTTCGTGCTTAACGATAACCCTAGCCTATCCGACCACTATAAAGATAACTTGAGCAAGGAATACACAGGGCTTTGGTACAAGCGTTACATTGAGGGGCTTTGGGTTCTTGCTGAAGGTGTGGTTTATGATTGCTTCACGGATGATAGCGTTATCTTAGCACCTCCTAGGCCAGCTCAATATCATGTAATAGGCGTAGACGTAGGCACAACCAACCCAACTTGCTTTGTGGCTATGGGCTACCATCCTGAAGGCTCTCCCCCTCTGTGGTGTGAGAAAGAGTTTTATTATAACAGCAAGAAAGAAGGAAAGACCAAGGCATACAGCGAGCTTGCAGAGGATTTCATAGACTTCATCGAGGGCTTGAATGTTAGAGGAATTTATATAGATCCCTCAGCAGCAGCTTTTATTGCAGAGCTTAGGAAGCTAGGCGTTCAAAACATCTATCCAGCCGATAACGACGTGCTCAACGGCATTCAGACACAATACACTTACTTGAGAGATGGAACTTATAAGGTATGCGCCAACTGTATAGAGACTAGGAGAGAGTACTCAGCTTATATCTGGGACGAAAAGCGAAGTGATAGGGGAGAGGACAAGCCAGTTAAAGAGCATGACCATACGAAGGACGCAGAGCGTTACGCTATATATACTTTCTTTAGCAAAATACTAGGCTCACCCACTAGCAGCAAGGAAGAGTTAGACAGGCGATATAATAACTCAATGGGAAGGACAACAAAGCAGCTCCCTAAGTTTTTTCAAGACAATTCTTTCCCAATGCACTAGTATTTAAAATTATAAATCTATAGAGGAAGCCACTATGACCCTTCAAAACTTCCAAGATCCTAATTATCTTTCCTCTACGGATAGAGACAGAGGAATTTTAGAATATATGAATAGCATTTACGCGGATGCTGCTACTATAAACCAAAGCTTTTGGACAGAGGCCGACCTAGACACTCGATTTAGAGCGGGCGATCAACAGCTCTGGAACTCAGTATATGGTAATATGCCAGCTAATAGGCAGAAGCATTTCAATTTCAATCGCATTAGACGCAATTGCAACATGATTTCAGGCTATCAGCGAGAGCACAGGAAAAGCACCACTGTTTTACCTATCGAAGGCAGCGACCAACAGACTAGCGACGACTTTACCGACCTATTCTTTCATCTAAACACTAATGCAAACGTACTATTTAATATTTCAGAGGCTTTTGACCAGACCTTAACGACTGGCTTGAGCTTCCTTTGTCCATGGATAGATTTCAGAGATGACCCAATAAGCGGAGATATCAAGATAGATGTCGCACCATACAACGAGTTCTTAGTTGATCCTTACTTTAGAAAGAAAGATATGAGCGATTGTAATTTCTTTTGGCGCAGGAAGTGGATGACTAAGGACATGGCCAGGAGTCTTTACCCTAATGACAAGGAATTAATTGATAGTCTCTATTGCGGTAACTCAAGCGATGGTAAGTTTCAATATATGCCTGAGTCGTACCAGAATGGAATGAAGAATTTACTTTATGTTGATGAGTTTTGGTATCGTTCAACACGCCCCAAGAAAGTCATAGTCGATCTAAAGACAGGGGAATCTATTGAATGGGTGGGAGAAGATCAAAACTTTCTTGATGAGTTCCAAAGAGATTTCCCTGAAACCCTAGTGATGGAAAGGGAGTGCTCAACTGTAAAGCTCTGCCTCAGCATTCAAGGAAAGGTTATATACAACGATGTAAACCCAATGGGAATTGATGAATACCCTATCGTACCCGTATGGGCTTACTACGAGCCTCACCTGTCTTACTATCCGTGGAGGGTTCAAGGCGTTTGTAGGGGGCTTAGAGATGCTCAGTATCTATACAATAGGCGCAAGGTGATTGAGCTTGATATATGCGAGGCTCAGATTACTAGCGGTTATATCTATAAAGAAAACTCTTTAGTCAATCCCGATGATGTCTTTATGTCGGGACAAGGTAAGGGACTAGCTTTGAAAGCTGAAGCTGATATGAATGATATTAGAGAGATTCAACCCCCTAATATCCCTCAGTCTTTATTTGAAATGTCTGGGATTCTAGGACAAGAGTTGCAAGAGATTTCAGGCGTTAACGAGGAGCTCCTAGGCTCAGCCGTTGATGATAAAGCTGGGATTCTCTCAATGCTAAGGCAGGGAGCAGGGTTAACAACTCTTAAAGTCCTATTCGATCAACTCGATGAGAGTCAAAAGATTCTAGGAAAGCTACTGCTGAAGATTATGCAACAGAATTACAGCTATGGGAAAGTCGAAAGGATTCTAGGCCGACCGCCTTCTCAACAGTTCGACAATAAAGCATTTCAAAAGTTTGATTGTGTTGTTGCTGAAGGAGCTGATACAGACACACAGAAGCAGCTTGAATTTGCTCAGCTATTACACCTAAGAGAAGCAGGTTTACCAATCACTGCGGAGGATTTAGCAGCAGCTTCAACTCTTCATAATAAGGCAGAGATGGCGGAGAAGTGGAAGGCTAGAGAGGAGAAAGCTCAGGAGATGCAGCAATTTACTGAGAAGTCTCAAATGGAAATGATTCAAGCACAGATTGAAGACTTACAGGCAAGGGCAACGGCTAATCATGGCTTAGGAATTGAGCGAGTGAGTCGCGTTAAAGAGAACGAAGCCTTTGCAATTGAAAGGATGGCAGAAGCTAAGAAGGACAGAACGGCAGGGCTATTGAATATCGTTAAAGTTATTCAAGAGCTTCAGACGGTAGACCTTCAACAGATAGAGAGCATGCTAGCAATAGCGGATAGGCTAGGAGAGAATGAGAATATGGAGGCTACTAGAGACGTAGCTACATTGACTAGCTCACAGCAGCCAGCGCAACAGTCAGCACAGCCGACCCAACAGCTAGCCCAACAGTTAACATCGAGTATATAGAATTTGTTTTACAACAAGTTTAAATTTTGTTTATCTAAGTAACCAAAGCCGAAGGAGGTTTCCCCATGGCATCAGCAAAAGCAAGTAAGCAAGGTAAGTCTTACAAAAATAACATGTGCAATCTGCCACAAGATGTAAAGCACGAGTTCTACCCTAAGCAGAGTTTTTCAGTGAAGGATAACGGGAAGTATCCCGATGATCTTTCTATGTTAGACGCTAATCATGCTAAGGATTCAAAGAAACTTGTGAGGTAAATAATGCTTCAGTGGGAAAAGCGTTTAAGAGAGTTAGAGAAATCAGCTCCTAAAGCTAAGAAGAAGCAGCCTCCTAAGAAGCCTTCTCCTATCAAAAAAGATAGGAGGGGCTATGTTGCTTGATGATGTAAAGCCAACAGTTGGCGAAGAATCTTTAAAGCGAATTATGAGTGGTGACAAGCAAGAAGTTGGTGAGACTTCTGGCGCCATGAATAAGACGTATGAAGAGGAGCTGATGGAATGTGTTCATGAGTATCAGAAAAAACGCCTTGAGAATGTAAAGCCGTTTTACGTTGTAGTTTTAGCAAAGAAAGAACGCTTAATGAAGAATGTTGTTAGACGTTACTTTTTTGGTAGAGAGTCAGAGCCTACACCTGAATATGATCAAGCTGTTTACGAGGTAAACCCTAAAGATCAACAGGTTAACTTTCAATGGCAGATTCCAGATATAGAGTCTTATCATGATATGGTATTCAATGGGCATCTATATGACATAGAGCAGCAGCAGCTTGTTTCATTTTGTAAAGCCATGCATGAAAATAGGCTTGCAAAGTTTCAGAGATTTAAAGTAATAACTAGCTGAATGCTTATTTTGATGTGTATCATTTTTTTCCATTCGTTTCCTTTTCGCTCTATTCTCCTGGGTAGAGCGTTTTTTTTATTGAATCCTTTCCGAAAGCCACTCTATCAATAGATTCTTTGGATAGACAACTTTCCTAGTCCCCATTCTTACCCTTGGTGGACAGCATCCCCTTTTGAACTCATGGCATATATTAGATGGGGAATTGAACAGCCCTAGCTTGATCAAATCCCTTGATGTTAAAAAATCGGGGATATTCTTAAGAGATTCCTCTATAGATTCTTTATTTGAATACATTTATTTTCCTTTGTTTTCTTCTGTAAACTATATATTTCAAAACCTAACGATATTGTTGTCATATTAACATTTCTAGGTGAGAGAAGTCTATTATTTTATGGCTAATTTCTTTTTGACAAAATTGTTTACTAGCTAGTAAATTCAAATTGATTCTAGCAATGTTAGGGTCAGTGCTGTAACTGGACTCGCAATCCAAATAATGAGGTTTTTAATGTCAGAAGTAGAAGAAACGGTTGTAGAAGAGGGAATCGCCACCCCTGAAGCTGAAACATTAAACGCACAACTAGATGCAGGAACTTATGAAGAGCCCGTTGCACCTGAGGAAAACCCTCAAGACCGCAATTGGAAACAAGTAAGGGAACGTATCGAAGAGTTAGAACGCTCTAATAATCAATTGTCGAACGCAGTAAAGCAGCAGCATTCTAAACCTACGATGGAAGAATCTCTTCCCGACTGGGCGAATGTTGATGATGAGGATTTGCTTACTAAGAAGCAGACTATGGGAGTTGCCGAGAAGGTAGCTGCTGAAGCTGTTAGAAAAGCTCTCCAGCAAAGAGAGTATGAGCAAGCCCCCAAGCTTATTGAAGATCAGATGAAAGACTATAACAGCGTTGTGACTCCTGAAAATGTTGAACGATTAAAACAAACGAACCCACGTTTGGCAGCGAGTTTAGGGGATGTAAAAGATCCCTATGCACAAGGAGCTTTGGCTTACTCTTATATTAAGTCTCAAGGGATTTATAAAGAGAGTGATGAAGTTGGTAATCGACAAAGGGCATTAGCTAACGCTAAGAAGCCTTTGCCAGTATCAGCAGCTAAGCCAAGTAATGCGTTGGAATCAGCAAATGCTTATGCCAATGGTCTTACTCCCGAAGTTAAGAAACAACTTTTTGCGGAGATGCAAGCTGCCATCAGAAAGGGTTAATAACTTTCTGAGGTAAAAACATGACCACTACTTCCAGTGTTCTACCGGCTCCAGTGCAGCAAAGTTTTGATATGAAACTTTTGTCTGTGCCTACACCTAATTTTATTCATAAGATCCCTGCGATGCTTAAGAATATGCCAGCTAACGGTGGTACTACACTCCGTATGCGTAGGTATAATGCTTTAGCTTCTGCAACGGTACCTTTGGGGAATAGTGGTATTCATCCACCTCCTCAACAGCTAACAGCAGTCAATATTGACGCTGACATGGATTTCTACGGTACTTATGTACTTTTAAACGAACAAGTTACACTTCAGTCTCAAGACCCTGTTTTGAATGAAGCTGCTCGTCGTCTAGGAGTTTCTTTAAGACAAACCGAGGACGAATTATCCAGAAATATGCTCCAGTCAACCAGTAGTTTCATAAACGGTGTCGCAGGTACTAACGGCGATAATCCGACTGAGGCTGCTCGTGCCGACATGGACGTTATTATTCGTACTCTTGCTGGTGCTGACTGCATGACTATCGCAGACAACATCGAGGGCGAGGATAAATTTGGAACGGCTCCTGTACGTGACGCCTATTTTGCACTAGGAAGCACTGATTTAATCGGTGACTTAGAGCAAGTAAATGGTTTCATTGCTAAGGCTCAATACCCATCACAAATGAACGTTCTTCGTTCTGAGTGGGGTTCTGTTTCTAACTTGAGATTCCTTCTTTCATCTGCTGGTTCTGTAAGTTCCGGTGCTTCGATGAATGCTGCTGATGTTTACAACATCTTTTGCGTAGGAATGGAAGCTTATTGCTCTGTAGAGCAAGACGGTTACTCAGCTCAATTCATCTATAGACCACCTATTTACGATGGTCCTTTAGCTCTGAATGCTTCTGCTGGTTACAAGTTCGGAGAAGTGCCACGTATCACCAACGATGCTTGGGTTATTAACTATCGTGTAACCCTATCAGTTTAAGGAGGATATCATGCCATACGGACAAGTAGAAGAAAGCGGTTCCTTCACTTCTGATGGAGCAGATCATTTCATCCCTTTAAGGGCTGACTTTGATTGGATGGAAGTTAAAAACTTCACTCAACAAGCAACTACTCAAAACCCTGGGCGAGGAATCGCTTTCAGTTGGCAGCGAGGAATGGCTGATGATGTTGGAATGATGGTTTCTAAAGAAAATGCAGCTAATACGGTGACGTATGAAACGCTTGCAAGTGGTGGTTTCCTTCGCATTGAAGAGAATCAAGCTGAATCTTTAGAGGCAGCACCAGCAAATGCTATTACAGCGATTACAGCAGCTAATCCTGCCGTAGTAAGTCAAGTGTCTCATGGTTATGTAACTGGTGATGTCGTAAGGCTAACTGGTACTACAGGCATGTTGCAAATTGCTGGAATGGACTTTCATATTACCCGTGTTGACGCTAACAGCTATCAGCTCACTTATCTAGATGCTTCTGGATATGCTGCTGCTGCTACTGCTGGTGCTAGCCGTCGGTTCCTTTATGAGAATCCTTTCACACCACGTAAGAAATATATTAATTCTATTTCTTTAGCAGCTAGTGCAGTTGTCGAGTTCACAACTCTTCACGGCTATCAAGTCGGAGAGCGCATTAGTTTTAGGGTTCCTGCTGCTCTTGGAATGGTAGAGATGAACGGCCTTGTTGGTGAAATCACAGCGATTTCTACTAACACAGTCACAGTCAATATCAATTCAACTGCTTTTACAGCTTTTGCTTTCCCTGCTTCTGGAAGCGTTCCTTTCACTCAAGCGCATGTTGTGCCTGAAGGTGAAGTTGGAAACGTTCTTTCTGGAGCAATTAGAAACTCAGCAAGATTAGTCATGCGTTTAGCTGCTGGGGTTGATTCTCCTGCTGGCTCAACTAGTGATGTTATTTACTGGAGAGCTGGGAAGTCAGATTTAAACACAGCAGAATAATTCTACTGAGGAGAGGGGAATTCTTTTCCCCCCCCCTCATTTTAATTTTAAGGAGCAACTAAATGGCTAATGATAAAAAAGTTACAAAAGAAAAGATAGAAACAGCAGCAGCAGATTTTCCGAAAGATGATAAAGCCCTGGATATGATGAAATTCCAAGATAGTCTTATCGCTAGACTTGAAGGCTTTGAAAAGAAGATGGAGTCACTTCAGGAAGAGAATGCTTTGCTTAACAAGCAGATTAAGCTTAAAGATCAACTTGGACAAGACCCTCTATCTTATACTAGCGGAGTTGCTGGTAAGAAGATTGAAGCCCCTAATGTTATTCCTTCCTACAGTGCAAGATTGCTAAGAGCGATGGAAGAAGACGACCAGATTGTTGAAGGGAAGTTTGAGTTTAAAGAAATTACTAATCCTAAAGAAGCTAAAGGTTCAACTGTGACGTTTCACTTCAGGAAATATCCAGGCAAACCAGTAGTAACATATACTTTAAAACACAATGAGATTAGACAGATTCCTCTAGGTGTTGCTAACCATATAAACGGTCAACTTGGAGGCTGTAAGTATTCAGTTCACAAGCATGTGATGGATCAAAATGGCATTCCTAAAGTTGATAATGGATGCGATGAAGTACATAGAATGGGTTTCCATAGCACTAAATTCATGTAAGAGGTAAGAGATGCCCCCACAAGTTCCGACATTGGCACGAATACGTACCAAGGTAAGAAGGTTAACATCATCACCTAGCATTAATCAGTTGTCAGAGGCTGATTTAGACAATGCTATCAATGATTTCTATACCCTGAACTTGCCTGGGCATCTTCGTACTTTTAACCTTGAGAAGACATACACCTTTTACTGTGAGCCTAACGTTGATGTTTACGACTTTCCAAAAAATGATTATTCTTCTATCTCTCAGCCTCTTTTGATTGCTGGATACCAAAGTGATTGGTATCAAGATAGAGAAAGTTTCTTTCGTCGCTATCCTATATGGGATTACGATCAGAATCTAACGACTGGAAATGGCACAGTTGGCCCTTACACTGGGACAATAACTAATGTTCCTATTTTAAGAAGAGGCCCTACTACGGGGGCAGATTATGACTCTAGGGTGCTTATCAGTGCAGTAGATTCTTCTGGGGCTTCTATAACCGCAGTTGATACTGCGGTGGTAGGAGATGTTGGGACTCTTACAGGTGATGGGGTAGCTTCTGGTACGGTGAATTATGTAACTGGTGCGGTATCTATTACGTTTGATAATACGATTGCTTCACCTAATGCAATCAATTCTCAGACGATTGGATATGTAGCAAGCCGACCTATATCGGCTCTTTTTTATAACGATCAAATAACTCTTAGACCTGTTCCCGATAAAGCATACAAGATTCAACTTAATGCTTACATTTTGCCTACGACTTTGCTTGCTGATGCTGATGTGCCAGAAATAGCTCAGTGGTGGGAGTTCATAGCCTTTGGTGCTGCAAAGAAAATCTTTGAAGAGCGTCAAGATATGGACGGATTACAAAGCATTTATGGTTCATACAAAGAGCAAGAAACAATCGCTTTGCGTAGGACTATCATCCAAAACAGTCAGAAGAGAGTCTCTACTATTTATGAAAATGGTGGTGGGAACAGCAATTCAGCAAATTATAGAGGGAGCTTTTAAAATATGACTTACAATCCGGGTATACCGCAGGCAAACGAATTTATCTCTCAAAGTCAGGGACAGATTCTCACGAACTTCTCTCAGCTTGACACTGTTTTTGCTCAAGACCATATAGAGCTTGATGATGCTACAGTTGCGGATAGAGGTAAACATAAGCAGGTAACTTTAAAAGAACTCGCTGCTGGCCCTGCTACGACTTCAACAGAGATAGCTCTCTATAGCAAAGATGTATCAGGCTCGACTCAATTATTTTATAGACTGCCTAGTAGTGGAACTGAAGTCCAGATGACAGGTTCATTTTTAGCAGCTCAGAATGGACATGCTTTATTATTTGGTGGGATAAAAATTGTTTGGGGTAGAGATACAATTACTGCTGGAGGAACTACAAAAGCTGTGACCTTTGTCTCTGCATTTAGTGGAGCTCCCTATTCAATAGTCGCTACACCTTATGCAAGTTTAATAACAGGAAGTTCTCCTAGAGAGTTTGGAGTAGTAGATGCAACGATTGCACTCGGTGGCTTTACAGCTCAATCTTTTAACGGGCCTGTGCCTGGGAATGTACCATTTGGATATTACGCAATAGGGCCTGCTTAATGAGTTTACAACCCATAACAATTAATGATTTTAAAGTTGGTTTAAAGCGTGACCAAGAGGAATTCCTTTTGATGAACGATGCTTTTCCGACTATGCAAAACATGTACAATTGGCGTGGTAGACTTAAAAGAAGACAGGGATTTGACAAACTTGGGACTTCTGGTAGGCTTAGAAGAGAAATAACAGCAGCAGTTACTGGAACAATTGATATGAGTTCTAGTACAACAGCAACCTACAATATTATTACTGCTCTAGGAGTTGCAGCTACAGAGCCTAACGCTAGCATAGAGCTTGGAAGTCTTACGAATATCCAGGTAACAATTCAAGGAAGTGTAGCCAATGCGACATTGGATATTACAACAGATACTGAAGTTTTCACAGTTACTGCTGCTGGGACTCCTAATATATCTGCTGCTACATTGGATTACTCGAACGGTACTATTGCCATTACTCATTCTGTTAATGACCTAGCTGCTGCTAATGTTACGCTAACGCTGGCTTACTATCCTGCTCTTCCAGTGATGGGTATTTCACAACAAAACTTGCCTCTCATAAATTCTGAGCAAACCGTTGCTTTTGATACCAAGTATGCTTACCTTTTCAATAATACTTCTGATGATTGGGAAGAATGGATACCTGGAACGACTTGGAGCGGAACGAACTCAAATTTCTTCATGGATTTGAACTACTGGTATAGTGCGACTAATTTAGGGCTTTTCTGGGCGACTAATTTTTCAGGTACTGGGGGGGACCCCATGAGGTATACTGATGGTGCTGCCTGGACAAACTTCCTCCCTGTAATTAATGGAACGAATGAAGTTCATCAATGTCGCTTCTTTGTCCCGTATAAAGGCCGTCTGCTGGCTTTTAATACTTTTGAAGGTGGAACGTTAGCTACAAGCGTTCACTTCCCTCAGAGGCTCCGATATAGCCAGAATGGAGACCCTACAGATCAGGTAAACGGATGGTTAGATGATACTCCTGGAAGAGGGGGTTTCATTGATTGCCCTACTAACGAACATATAATTGCTTATGGGTTCATACGTGACCAGCTTTTAATCGGGATGGAACGCTCTATTTGGGCTGTTCGATACACTGGAAATGAAATTCTTCCCTTCGTATGGGAAAGGATTAATAGCGAATTTGGATGGGAGAGCATGAGAAGCCCTATTCAATTTGACCAGGGTGTAATCGGTATTGGAAAGAAAGCAGTTAGTGTGTGCGATGGTGTCTCAGTTCAAAGGATTGATGAAGAAATACCTGATGAAGTCTTCAATATTCATAATGAAAATGAAGGCTTACAGAGAGTAGCAGGTATTAGAGACTTCAATAACGAACTCGTCTATTGGACTTTTACTAATTCAGATGAGAACGGAACTTTCCCTGATAGGATGCTAGTCTACAACTACAGAAATAAAGGATGGGCATTCTTTAAAGATTCTTTTACTTGTTTTGGTGAATGGCAACGTTTTAGTGATGTCATATGGTCAGGCATTGATGAGCCTTGGCAAGAGTATAATAACACATGGAATGCTGCATTTGAACAAGCTCAATTTCCTAATATCGTCGGTGGAAATCAGCAAGGCTACGTACATATTCTAAATACTACAGTGGGAAATGACCCTTCTATTTCAATTTCTTCACTATCAGATAGTCCTACTGTAATCACAGCAATCAACCATAACTTTGAGAATGGGGATATTGTTAGACTTAGTGGAATTCTTGGAACTGCTAGCACAATGAATAACTTGATTGGGGAAGTTTCAAATGTAACAGCAGATACTTTTCAGGTAAGCATACCTTTAGCTGCGGGATTTACATACTTTGGCGGTGGAGAAGTCGAAAGATTCTCAAACTTCAGTCTAAAATCAAAGAAGTTCAACGCACTCGATCAAGGTCAAAGCCTTAGCCTCTCTTATATAGACTTTCAGACTGAAGCAACTGAAAACGGTCAATTTACCTGTGAGATTTTAGCTGATTACAGTAATACGCCTATCAATACAGGTAATGATAATTTCTTTAATACTATCGTTGATACAGTCCCTAGCGGATTTGAAATTTCAGACTCAGATAAAACATTTCATAGGTTCTATTGCAATAATCATGCTCGGTTCTCTCAGTTCGAACTAAAGCTATCTGATGCTCAAATGGTAGATAACGATATCAATAAATCCGAAGTTCTCATTGATAACATCATTCTTTGGGTTAAAGCTGGAGGAAGGATAACATCATGACCTTTCTTCCTGCAAATGCTCAACAGGCTTATATACCTCCCTCTGTAATTCTTCCTGAAGACCCTGCATTACTTCGTATTACTTTAACTGAGAAGCTACAGCGATTGATTGAAGCTCTGAATGATAAAGAGATTGGTCAATACAACACAGTTGAATTGCTCAATGGTCAACTTTTCTTTACAGATGGCAATCCTAACAAATTTAAGCAAGTTTATAGAAAAGTTATTGATTTTGGAGCGTTGCCAAATACAGGAACTAAGAACGTTGCACATGGAATTACTTGGAATGCAAATACTAGGTTTACTCGAATCTATGGTACTGCTACTGATCCTTCTACATCTGCAATACCACTCCCTTATGCCGATGCTAATGTTGTAACTAACTGTGTTCGATTATCTGTAGATGCAACAAATGCGATTGTTGAAACATCTGCAAACTTCAGTGGATACACGACTACATACATTATACTTGAATACGTTCAAGAATGAGTGTAAATTAAAAATAAAATTGGAGATGATATGTCTAGATTTACAGAGTTTATGACCTGGGGGCCACTGGGTAAAGACAAAACTAAAGAACTTCTCTTTGGTAAAGATGCTGAAGAGCTTCAGATGTCTACTATGACTCCTGAACAGCAGCAAGTTTTGCAGCAACTTCTCGGTGGACTAGGGGAATCAACTCCTCAAATGTTTGATTATCTAACTCAACTTTTATCTGGAGATAGTCAGTCATATAAAGATTTTGCAGCACCTATGATGAGACAGTTTGAAGAAGAGACTATACCAGGCATTGCAGAAAGATTTGGTGGAATGGGAGCGCAATCAAGTTCAGGTTTTCAGCAGTCTTTAGGCAAAGCTGGAGCTGGACTACAAGAAAATTTAGCGGCTCTTAGGTCACAATTACAGATGCAAGCAAGCGGTCAACTACAGGGAATGCTAGGTCAAGGATTGGGAGCTAAGTCTTTTGAAAATCTTTATATGCCTGCACAACCTGGAATGATTCAAGGCTTGGCTCAAGGTGCTGGTCAGGCAATGGGCCAGGCTGGTGCAAGCGCAATGATGGCTTAAGGAGATTACTATGGTTCAGATTGTTAATAGACCTCCTACAGCAGGTCAGCTCTTAGGTCAAGGCTTAGGAGAAGGATTTTCTCAGACTCTTACTCAACGATTACAAGAGAAGCAAAGCTCCCAAAAGAGACAGAACGCTTTAGATTTGCTAGATGCTGATGGCACGTTTATGGACCTTCCCTTCATGGAACAGCAAAAGAGACTTTTTGCTTCAGGTTTAGACCCAAAAGATGCTCAACAAATCTCTCAGAATCTTCAGTTGCATCAAAAATATGAGATGGAAGGTAAGGCTAAAGAAGCTGCTGCTGCAAAAGCTGCAAAAGTCGAAGAAAGAGCAGCTTCTAAAGAAGCTAGAGAGCAAGAGAAGTTTGAGCTTGAGAAAGCCAAACCTGCTAAATCTGGCGCACAAAGCGTTCGTGAAAAGAAAATGGATGAGAAGGCCATTGCTTATTATGACGATATTGTAAGAGGTCAGGATAAGGCTAAACGTTCTGAGAATACTATAGATCGCCTTTGGGAATTGTCAGGTAAAACAGAGGGATTATGGGGGTATGTACAAGCAACTTTTGGTAGTGAGGCAGTATCAGAATTAAGAGCTCTGGGACTTTCAGCTACGGATGCCGTAATTGCAGCTCTTTTCCCTAATAGAGTTACAGATGCAAAATTTAAAGCAGTTCAAGAAAAGTTTGCTCTTTCCCCTTGGGATAGTTCAAGAACACAACGAGGTAAACTTAGAGCTTTAAAGACTTTTTCTAATGAAGTTGCTGCTCGTGGAAAACGAATGGATGCTCTTATAGAAGAGTATGGAGGGAATATTGATAACGTTCCTTCTAGCAAGATTCTTGAATTGCAAAGACAAGGTGAAACTTTTGATTTAGATGAAATTGACGCTAAATCGGATTGGATTATAGAACAGTCTGCTAAATCAGTTGAACAAGAAGATCTACAGCAGCCTCCTACTCAAGAACCTCCTCAACAGCAGGTAGCTCCAGTTCCTATAGCACCTCAGCCTGTAGAAACTCCTAGCAAACGAGAAAAAACTCCTAGCAGTGAGCCAAAGACTCCTAGCAAAAAGGAAGAAGCCCCTGAAAAGAAAAGACAGCTTCTACCACCACAACCTTCTCCTCAAGGTGGAGTACCTACTAGACAAGCTGCAAAACCTAAAGCACCTCCTGATGAAGGTTCTTTAATTCCAAAAGAAGGTTCCGCACGACTTAAACGTCGCCTTGGTGCTTTAGAGAAAGTAAGACAAACTATGGACCCTAAAAAGTTCGATGTTCTCTTTGCTGATGAGATTATTGATGCTTATTCCGAAGAAGGCATCACTAGAGGGTATGGAATTACTGGAAGAGCTGCTGCTAAAGGTATTGGTGGATTAGCTGATTTTGGTAGTTTTCTTGCAAGACTTGTCACTGGAAGTGGTGCTCCTATAGAAGAATTTACTGAGAAGAACTTCGGTAAGAAAATGGGTTTTACTGAGCTTGCTGAAAAGAGCTATGACCTTTTAACGAGTGATGAATTTGTTCCTAAAGGGGCCGTAGAAAGAACGTATGAAAAAGGCGTTCAAATGGGAACAGAGTTCGCTAGTCCAGCAGCTATGATGAAGTCAGCAAAAGCTGGTACTTTGTTTTTAGAAGGAGCCACAGCAGGAACTTTATCTAATACAGCTAAAGAAGCAGGTTTAGGTGCTGTAGCTCAAACTATACCATATTTCCTTAGTCCACTGGCTGCTATTAGTAAAAAAGGGGCCACATTAGCAAGAGAAGTTGCTACCAATCCAGCAGTAATGAAGGAGTGGTGGAAAGGTATAAAAAACTGGATGTCTGAAGCAAAAGAATCTGTAAAAGAAGCTGCTAAGACACCTTTTGCTAGAGTTGCTGTAAAAAAGTTTGGTTTAGATGAAGCATCTATAAAAGCAGATCGTATTGCACAACTCCAGAAAAGAGGAATGAAAAGAAGTCCTCTGAGTGAAGTCTTTGAAAGTGAGCCTATATATGAGCTTGAAGCAAAGATAGCATCACAGCCTGAAGCAGCAGAGATTTATAAGCCACTTCTTGAAGAGTTGAATACTGAGAGATTAGAAAAATACGGAGAATTTATTGCATCTACTGCTGCTCAAAAAGGACAAGAAATTCTTGGTCAGGTTTCGCATCCAAGCGGACGACAAGAAATTAAAAATGTATTTGAGCATTTAGCAACAGGTGAAAGAAGCAGATTAGCTAAGGAAGTTGGTTTAGGATATGACGTTCTACACACTCTACGCAATTCAAAAGATAGAGCTAGCTGGAAAGACACGAAATATATTCTTGATGGAATAGAGAGAAGTCGAGAGAAGATCAAAATGGGTGGTATTGGCCCTAACGATGAAGCTGTATTAAAATATTTAGACAGTCTAGAGAAACGTATTCTTAAGAAGTCTCCTCAAGCACAAAAAAGAATTAATGAACTCGAATCTGAAATAGAAGCAATGGGATTTATAAAGCCTGGTTCTCCTGGACACACTAAAAATGTGAAGCCTAGGGAGAAAGAACTAGCAGGACTCATGCAACAAGGAGCATCTATTGAAGAAATAGAAGCTGCTCATAGAGTTATTAATGCTGGAATGAACTGGGACAAAGCATTGAAATTCCCTCAGCACATGAAGATTGAGGCTAAAAAGAACATCGAAAGAGCCATTACAAATTATGGCACTACAGGGAAAAGGGGTAAAAAATACTCCGATATGTTCTTCAAGACAAAAGCTAAGTACAAAGATGCCAAAGAGACTGTAATGTCGGATATGCTTTGGAATGTACGCTTAGGTCAAAAGCCTGAGTTAGTTATGAGCCTACTAGATAAACCAGATGGAGTACGCTGGTTCAAGAAAAACATAATGACAAGTGTAGATTTGCAAACTAGTGCTGCTGGAAGGGAACTCATAACTTCAAAAGTTCACGAGATTCTTTCGTCTAAAGTTTTAAATGCTGAAGGTCAAGTCAGAGGTAAAGTAGGAAAACTTTCTATACGAGAACAAGACCTATTAGAATCTTTGATTGGGAAAAGAGGATATAACAATTTTGTTCAATTGTCTGAGTCTTTAGGAGAAAACCAAAAGAAAGTTAATTCTTATATCAATGCTAGTAAAACTCACAGTAGAGCAAGGAGCGATACTAAAGCATTAGCACAGGCTTCTGGATTTTGGAATGTCGCTAGAGGATTCGCTAGAGTTTTTACAGGAAAAGCTGGCAAAGGTCTTACAGATATAGCTACGGGAACAGCTAAGATTGCTGGTTCACATGTTGACAGAGTGACTGCAATGCTTCTTACAGATCATTCAGTTCAAGAAGCTATGATTAAGGTCATTAAAGAAAGTAAGAAAGCAAAACCTTCTATAGGGCCAATGAACAAATTTGCAGCGGTTATTAAGAAGAGACTTGAAAAGTCAGGTAAGACAGCATCTTTATCAGATGTGCTAGGGATAGAGGAAGGATTATATCCTGAAGATAAATAGAATTTGAATTTATGATTATAAGGAGATTTTAATCATGGCAGAAACAGACAGATCAGGAGCCGATCCTCTAGCTTATCAAGGGGTAGAGGCTAAGTCACCACCAAATGTAGTGTTAGCTCAAAGAGCACCTACAACTTCAGATACGAGACACCAAATTGGTGACTTTTGGATTGATAGAGCAAATAGTGCAGGATACCAATATATCGGGTCAGGTGCTTGGGAATCATCAAGTGTTGACGCTGCTTCAACGACAAACTCAGGTATCACTCGTTTAGCGACAGTTGCTGAAACGACAACTGGAACGGCAACAGATATTGCGACTACACCTGCTGGTGTTGCTGCTGTAGCCATTGCTGGTGCTGCTGATGCCACTACTACTACTAAGGGTATCGCTGAGTTAGCAACAGACGCAGAAGCCGTTACTGGAACAGACACAGCAAGAGTGATTGTTTGTTCTTCTCTAACTGCAAGACTAGAAGCTCCTGGTGCTATCGGTGGAACTACACAGGATACTGCTGAGTTTACAACACTAGATACTAATGGAGCTGTCACTATGATAGGTGGTGCTCTTAATCTAGGTTCTGATAATGCAGCAGATGCGGTCAATCTAGGTGTAGGAACAACAGCAAGAGCTATCGGAATTGGTAACTCAGCAGCAGCTCATACAATTACAATTGGTTCAGCTACTGGAGCAGCCTCTTTAGATTTGCTTGCCGGTACAGGTAACTTCAGCATAGATGGTGCAGCTACAACTACAATGGCAGTTGGAGCATCATTA